ACTGCTCGCTTTGTGTTAAACTTACGAGTCTTTGTGACCGATGCTGTTGAGCCTGGTGCGTATCCAGTTACTTGGAGAGCATACTCAAATGGGTATACGCTCTGTGAACCGAACAACAATGTCTTGGTGTTTGCACCATCATTGTTTACTTTGATGTCTGCTCCACCGTCAGCATTGTCATAGCTCCATGCTGTTGCAAGGTTGTTAAGAGTTCCTTCTGCAAGGGTTGTCTTAACCATTACCTTAACCTTTGACTGAATGACCTTTGCTGCGTCACCGTATTGGTCAATTTCAATGTCAACCATGTCTGGTTCCCACGAAATTTCAAGACCACCTTGGGTTGCGCCCACATCTGTCAAAGAATCAAAATCTGAGTTTGTCATCGTGATGTTGGAAACGCCAGTCTTTACTGATGCCTCACCAACTACGATATTGGAAGTTGTTACTGCCATTTTATTTCCTCCTATTATTCAAGGACAAATATTTTCTTGCCCTTGCGATCTCGCCATTTAGAAATCTTCATGGCGTGATCTAATTTTATTTCATCGGAGCGGCGACCTATTCCTATGCCTTTTTGCCACTCAAATTCATAAACATCTTTTCCTAGCTTCACGGAAAACCCTGGGGTCTTGCCGATGTATGTAATTACATTATACTTCATATACTTTTATGATACCACAAATATATTAGAGGCTTACAGAGAAGAGCGAGAAATCAAGGTCCATTTGATACCAACCTTCTTTTTCAATAGGTTCTGAGAGGGAGCTTGAAACAAGTTGTGAGCTGAGTACTCTTACATTAGAACTAGCTACATTTCCTTGAATCTGATCTCCCTCACCCAATAATTTAATAATTCTTTCTGAGAGTCTGAATAGGCGGTCAACATCTGAGTCATAAATTGAGTATCTAATTGCATCGTACCTATTCCAATACGATTCTACGGATGGAATATGGGGGTTATAATAATAGATTACAAATGGTGCAGTTTCTGTGCTATAACCAATCACTGGGAAGAAGTTCATTGTCTTCCCCGCAATATTGGCTAGTGTAGTATCTGCCTTCAAATAAGTATTTACATCATAAACGCTAATTGGCATAAACTACCTTATCACATCCACACCGCCAGCACCCCTAGCAGTGAAGCCTTGTTTGATAAATTCTTGTCTTAAATTTCTAAGAATTACTTCTTTTGCGATCTCTCTAATTTCTTTTCTCTTTGAAGGTATTGCTACTTTTCTTACAACTCTATAGAATTCTGAATAGCCATTGTTTACAGATTCTGGTCTAACTTTCATGACTGAGGATTTTCTTGGTCTTATGAATCCTCCGCCCTTCTTACCAGTCAAAAGGATTGCAGAACCAATTTGGATATTTCCACCGTCTTTTCTAAATGAACCTTTAGGATATGGTTTTACTTTTAAAGTCATACCGCCTTTACCAAATGGAACAACTTCATATTGTAAGTACTTAGCAGCCCTTCCAAGATCCGCTGTTGCCATTTTCATATCACGCTTAGACTTAACCATTGCTTGCATTTGTGCATACTGAACTCTGACTGGAAGAACTGAGTAGTAGATGGCAGCCATCTCGGTCTGAATCAGTGCTGATTTATTAACTCTAATACTAAGCATTTTCTGTTATCTTCCTACAAGTAAGAAGTATCATTCTTACTTTACCGTTATACCCGATTCTTCTATCAATGTTTACAATTTCTACTGGATAATTAACAATTGAGTTACCAAATCTATCAACGACATTCTGTATTTTGTTATTATAGTTTGCATATGCAGCATCTTTATACGAGATGAAAAATTCAACTTCATCAATATTTGCAACATACGGATATGTTCTTCTTTCAGAAGACATTGATTGATACAGGGCTTTAATCGTTCCTGCTTTTGTGTATGATGTTGTCTGCTGACCTGCTGCGTTCACAGATGTTGTTTTTGTATAAACATCTATTTTATGCGGTAAATTTATAAAAATACCGTTAGACATTTAGACCACATAATCCATGACAAACAGTGTGTAATCCATTAAGAGGACATCAGCATCAATATTACCTGTTGTCTCAAAGAAGTTTGTCGTATTAATTTCATACCTAATGGTATCCATCTCAACCCTCTGAATACCGTGTCTTCTAAATTCAGAATCATCATTCATCATATCCACAAGTAAAAGATCAGCTGCTTGCTCAATATTATTTGGAACAAACTGCCAGCCAAAATCGCCTTCTACCTTGTACACACTTTGCCTATCAAACTTATTTAAAATTAACAGAACATTTACGCTATCAAGAACAGACTTTCTAAATTGTAAGTAATATGAGCTACCAAAACTATGGGGTTCTTTAATTTTTTCAATATGATTTAAAGTAGTATCAGTAGAATCATGAAGTACCGTTTCATCATTAGTTCCTGGATCGGATGTAACTTTTCTTAGAGTTGTAATTGGGTTTGGAAGATGCAGTGAATTTTTTCCTGTTCCCATAACCTCAAGATATTTATTTGGATAATATTCAAAAGATTGACCACAGAATGTATTGATAATGTTTCTAACCTTCTTTTCCATCTTATCAAACTTGTCGTACCAGTCTGTTTCCAGCTCTGGATGGTCTTCAAAGAAGACATCAATATCAATGTATGGGGTATAAACATTAAAATATTGTGATTGCGTATAGGATGTTCCGCTTACAGTATAAGTAAAATCAGCTCTATACTTCCCCGCAGCGTTGAGGATGTAGATGCCAGAAGCTGCTTGACCGTATGTGATTGTATATACGCCAGCACTTGATCTGGTTGCATTTGTAGGACCAGAAACAAGTGATCCAAATTCATGATATAAACTTACAGAAACAATATTTGATGTTGGGTCACTAGGTAGTGTTAAAGTAAGCGTCTTGCTTGTTTCAATCTTTACATCATCCATAATACAATTATAACAGAATAAGGGTTTTATACCCTAGAATGTTGACATTGCTACATCAACAGCTAAATCAGAAACATCAACCTTAAATACACCTTTTATATCAAAAGAAATGATTGTATTGTTTGAGTCTTTAAAAAACAAAATACCGTCAGCATAATTAATGGCTAATTCACCGTACTCCAAAGATGTCGGAGCAGCATTAGCGGTACCAGAATTTTTAATTTTAATTACATTAGCCATTTAAGCCTCTTGTTAGAAAGTACCACCGTCAATTGTAGCAGTGTTAGCGGCAAGAGCTGTTAACTGTGCACTGTATGCCTGCACATTTGAACCAATTGCAAGACCCAATGCTGTTCTGGCATCAGATGCTGTTGTTGAGCCAGTACCGCCGTAAGCAATTGCAACTGCAGTTCCCTGCCATACGCCAGTACCAATTGTACCTACAGTTGTAAGACTTGATGTAACAACACTTGATGCAAGAGTTGTATTTGACAGCACAGCACTGCCACCAATGTAATATGATTTACCAGCAACAATATTAAAGTGTTCTGATGATGTCCATGCATCAGTTGCATCAACCCAATTAAGTGTTTTATTTGATGCACCCAAAATTGTAATACCAGCACCATCAGCAGTTGTATCATCTGGAGTAGCAACATTGGCAAGAACAATATTTTTATCCTCAACAACAAGAGTCGCTGTATTTAGAGTTGTAGTATTTCCCTGCACAGTCAAGTCTCCAGTTACTGTTAAATCACCTGGGGTAATAACACTGGCAGCAAGAGCGATTGTTCCAGAGGTATAGGTAATTTGATTTGTTGTACCATTTAGTACTGGAAGTGAGCTATCTACATATGCTTTTGTTGCTGCGTGTGTATTTGCAGATGGAGTAGGTACAATTACAACGCCAGAAAATGTTTTATCACCCGTGATCGTTTGTGATGTTGACAATGTTGTATATGCACCGTAACCGCCAATAGCTTCTACGGTAGTAGCGCTTCCGCCAGCACCACCAGTTCCCTTACCGTAGTAAAGAATATTATCAACTTCATTGAATGCTAATTCAGCATTCTCCAAGCTTGTAGGTGCGCCAGCGTTACCAGTCGCCCTTCTTTTAATTCTCAGTGTATTAGCCATTAATAATTTCCTCCATCCATTAATAGATTTGCTGCACTATGAACATGATCTGCTCTAGCCGCTAAAGTGCTTACGCCAACATTCCCTGTTCTAGCTACTGCTTCTGGCTCTGCTGACGCTAGTGATAGCGAGGCTAAGTTAATAGTTCCAGATGATTGAGTTAAAATAGTTGTGTCGTTTGTCTGTACAGTTACTGCTGTAATCTCAGAAGCAACTGTAATGTTAGAAACATCTGTAGAAATAGATAGTGATGTAATATCAGCATTACTTAGTTGAACGGTTGTAATATCACCAGCCATTATCTACTTACCTCGCCAGTAACAGTCACTACCCCTGTAATCAGAGTTGTAACTGTTGCACCATTTGTTTCCTGAAAATCATAAACATATGTTCCTGCAGCAATATTTGCTGTTGTTGCGGATGCAAGGGACATAACAACAATTCCGTTAGCCCCGTTTGTAATTTCAGATGTAAATGTAGCTGCTGCCGTCTCAGAATTTCTTTTCTTTCTAATTTGTCCAGTATATGTTCTAGTTGTAATATTTACATTAGAATTAGCACTATCTTTAATGCGCAATTCATGGGCGTAAGTATCACCCTGATAGATAGTAATATTCCTAGTTGCAGCCATAATATCTCCTATAAGATATTATCAAAGATTGGTTATGCCAGCAATGCAGCCCAAGTGCTTTGATCTACATCACCTGTAACTGGAATACCTTTTGCTTTTTGAAATTGTTTTACAATCTCTTGTGTTTTTGGTCCAAAATCACCATCTGGTTTGCAAGCAAAACCATGTTTTGAAAGAAGACTTTGTGCTTCTTTTACAGCAGCACCTTTATTATCTTTCACAATATTTGGTTTAGATGCAGCCGCTACTTTATTTGGAGCAGGCGTTGCAGCCTTTGCCTCTGCAGCAGCTTTTTGTTCTGCAACGGTTCCAAATGGATTTCCTGGTTTTGGATTACGAGCGACATAATCTTTTACTGCTTGAGGAACATTATCTCCAGCAACATAACGAATATGCCAAGGCTCTGAAGGGACTACTTCCCATGACCAGCCAAACTTTTCAACATTAGCAATCAGCCAATTAATTCTTTTCTTTTCACTTGCGTTAGCAATATCAACTGCTAAGCCCAAATTATGCTGCGATTTACCAGGTGTAGCCAACATCGCCATACCTTTTTTAAGATACCAAGTCTTACCTTCAAAAGTTTTAGTACTGGTGCCTTCTACTTTATTAAGCGTATAGCGAGTTAAAAATCCTGCCTTTTGACTGTCGTAACTGCGATATAAATCTCCGCTGGAAGTCGGTTTTAGTTCAATACCATCAGCTTTTGCTGCCTCAACCATTGCAAGCCATGCATCTGCTGCAAGATAGAATAACTTTCCACCACCTGGGATATCACGCAACAAACTTGCATGAAGTTTTCCTGGTTCAACCCCTTTAAGAGCAACAGGCATTTTTACTTCAACAATATAATCCCATTCAGTTCTTTTAGCCATTATTTATTCTCCTCAAACTTTTTCTTTTCAACCTTAGAAAAGACATCGTTTATTTCACTTAAACTAAGTTTACCATCATCTAGGAATGCTCGTGACAATCCTTCAACAACGGTTGCTACGCCTGCGATGCCCGCCATGAAAATTGCTTTCCATAGCGGGACACCAGCAATCGTACCAGCACCGACAACGCCCAAACCTGAAGCCGCAAAGGTTGCGAGAATTCTCAAGAGGATGTTCTTTATCTGTGCCATATTAAAATACCTTTACTTGGTTCTTCCGAAAGCAGTATCGCCTGGATTCAACCAACGAAGAATTACAGGCGCAACGGCTGCAACTCCTGCAGTAGCAATAGCTTTTGGATCATGGTTGCCTGTCATGTAGACAGCCAGAGCCGCTCCGAAAAACGATCTCGCCCATGACGAGAGCATTTTCTTATTAGCATCATTTAACAAAGTAGACAAAAGACCACCTCCTTGCCCCAACGGGCTGATATTCAGTATATCTTAGAGTTAGTTATTCGTCATTCTTTAGAATTTCATGAATATAATGCACAAGAATAGCAATTAAAGTTGATATTCCAGCAATTCTTTGAGTTGTGCCAGATAGTGTAACATAAACCACAAGGCTTCCAGCAAGGGTAAAGGCAAGTCCAGCCGTTATATCCCACATTTTTTTACCGAACCCAAATAGATTAAATTTCTTCATTTCTTTACCCTCCTTTATATAATACTTGTAAATACTATTTTTTGTAAACTCTTCTCCGTCATCGTCTTCTGGACCAGCAATCTCACCTGCAGGTTCGTCACCAGAATCCTCTTCTCTTCTTGA